CCCTTTCGGGGTCCTCTCTATGGGCGTGTGCCCATGGGACATCCTTTCGTACCTATCGGAGAATCTTCTATGAACAGAAAGTTGCATCGTGCGTTTCTTCTTCAATCCTTGTTCGGCGCGCATTACCTTTATCAATGTGATAAATTGGGGGCGATCATCGACTCGGGTCTGGAAGAACCGTGCGAATGTGATGCTCTGTGCATAGAGGCCGACCTTCCGGAGATTGCATCCCGGATAATTGAGTCGCACCTTGCGGAAGTTTACCGCATGCTTGAAGTGCACTTCGATAGGATGGGTGACGGCTGGGAGAAAACGTCCAGCCTTTCTCTAGATCCCAAGGTGTCATTCAAAGTGAGCACCCGCGGAGGGCTTTCGGTTGGTACCGAAAGTTCCGTGGAGGCTCCTTTTGGCCTTATTGGTAATGAGGGCGGGATAGGTCACCGTAAGGTGGCTTTGTCCACGCTCTTTCCCCGGGAAAACTTTCCGGGGAATACTGGTAAGGCTCCGGCAGAGCGCAGTCGGGATGAAGATTCCGATTACGATTCTGTTATGGATGATGGCTAACCAAGGGTGGGGGACTATTAATACGTCCCCCGTATAGGAGCTACATTATGTACAAAGAGGATACGCGCTCATTTTCTTTCCCGGACTTTCTTTTCCGTTCCCAGTGTGGGAGTAACGCATTTCTGCGGGACTCTCATACTGAGTTAAACTGGGTTAATACCCGGTCGGCTGAGGGATGTCCTGACTGGAAAGGGAAGATCAGAGAACATAAGAACGCTACCACAGTTCTTCGTGGAACACGTACTCGTGTAGAGCTACCGATCAAGAAATTGAAAGGTCGCCCTGTTCTCTCTGATTTTTTGAGCTATTGGAACCGCTACGGGCACACTGATTGTTTCGTGCCGCCTGCTGGCTCAGTTCCGACACCGTACCTTCTTGGCGCTTATGGCATACCGTGGGACTTTAGTCCTCTGGTGCTTCCGCTTGTGCCTGATGTGGTACCCTATACAACCTTTAACGAGGCTGTAGGCGCTTTCTACAAGAAAGCTAGGGAGGCCCAGACTGAGTTTCATTCTGGTGCCTTCTTAGGTGAATTGCGGGAAGCACTTGCGTTTCTAGCCCACCCCGCGACAGCATTTCGGCGTGCGCTCGGGCAGTATGTTCGCAGCCTCCGTAAGGGAGCTGCACTACCGCTCGGGCGTCGCGTCAATTTTGTCCGGGAATCCTGGTTGGAATGGTCGTTCGCGATGCAACCACTTATGTCAGACGTTGCTGCTGGGGCTCGCGCTCTTGCATCGTTTGAGACTCGCATTGATGATTTTAAGCGAGTCACTGGCTTTGCTAAGAGTAGCGCTTTAGTCTCAACTACAACTTCGAACCGTGAGTGGAATGCACACGAGCTTTTAATCCAACAAACCCGTACTGAAGGACAAGAGTTCTTCGTTAAAGTGTATGGGCAGGTGCGTTGCGGTGTTGCTGATAAGAGGTCTTTTGAGGCTTCTAAGTTTGGGTTCACACCCGATAACTTTGTGCCTGATCTCTATGAGATAATACCGCTCTCGTGGGTTATTGATTACTTTACCAATCTTGGTGATGTAATTAATGCATACTCCACATTATCGAGGTCTATCGCCTGGATGTCATTGACGACTTCCCGCACACGGTTTGTACAGTGTGATGGGAGGCCTTTGTTGACGAATCAGCCGGTTGATGGGCTTATAGATGTGGACCTCTACAACTTCGTTCCAATCCGCATTACCTCATCCATCGTGGACCGAGGCCCTAACCCTGACCTTATAAAGCCAAGCTTTATAATTAAGATTCCGGGCTTCAGCACCAAGTGGATAAATTTAGCTGCCTTCATCGGGTCAGCTAAAGCTACGTCTCGTATTTTACGGGCGTAGCGGAAATGCGGCTCGCGTTACCCGATATAGCAGGATTACTGCACAATGGGCATTACCGTAACGTCTCCCATAACGGGGGCACCCATGAGTGGTCTGACTTCACCGACGTTTACAATGTCGGTGGATCAGGCACCCACTCCGTATGGAAAACAGTGGGCGGCGACCGCGCTTGGCGGCACGCAAACTGGCGTCCTTGCGCACAGCATTTTCCTTCCCTTCACCGTTAACTTCGTGCGACCAGTCGCCTACAAGGCGATTGTTAACCCGGGTGCGGTGGTGGTGGAACGTGCGGCACAGAAAAACCAGTGGAAGATCATTACCCGTAAGGGCGTGTTCATCTCTGGGACTAACATCAGCAATGCCTTTGTTGGCATCGCTATTAGCGACGAGTCTGTCTCAATCCCTGTTGGGGGTGAGACTAACGACCCGTTGAGCGTGAAGTCCTTTCTGTCCATGAAGTTTGGTCTCATGTGGACCAATGGTACTCAGTTCGCTGATGCCATTACCACTGGGATCTTCTAGTATCGGTACGTAAGCCTTCCTAAGTTTGCTACCCTAGCAGATTCCCGATGTCTGGGAATAGTTGTCAAGGTGGCATAACTAAGTAGGCCTCAGTACTGACGCTGGATCGACTTGGGCTGTTCTGTAGGAAACTACAGTGGCAGCCCGTCTGTGTTGCAATCGCACACCAAACGGAGAATACACCATGGGCAGTCGCTCTTCTGTTCTTTTCCACGCTCTGCTAGATGATCTGTCAAGTGTTGTACCTGGGGAGGTCCTTTCCGCGTTCCGTGAGGGACGTTGGGGACACCCCTGGGTATACACTAGTCCTCATGCTTTCGCTACTCAGTCACTTTGTCGCTCGTTACTCAAAAAATATATTGAGAATACGAGCAATGAGGCTGAGGCGAGGGCCTTTCGAAAGTTTTCGGCGGTTAACGACCGCTGTAAAACCTATGAGGTCCGGCCCGAGACATTATTAGATGAGGAGCTCCTTGCTGGGTTCAAACGAACTCTGCATGCCTTTTTGGATAGTTATGTCTTACCGAAGTGGTCGTTCCAAGATGCCTTTTGGAATGGCTACTGCGGGCCGGGTGCGTCGTTGGGGGCTTCGGGTGACGATAGTTACTCGAAGCTTTTCAGTTCAAAGCTAACAACGACGTCGGATGATCTTGGGCTTCTCTATAAGAGGAGCACCAACTGTGACCCACGTAGGCAACGTGCTGAGCTTTTGCGCAGCACACTATATGGTGATTTCACAGTTGTGCAGGGAAACCATATGTCTTTTGTACCTAAGACTACGGAAATTCACCGCACAATATGTACCGAACCCTCGCTAAATATGTTTTATCAGCTTGGGTTTAAGTCTATTCTGGAGGCCGCTCTTTTGAAAGGTTTCGGTATTGACCTAGAAGAGCAGCAGTTCCGTAATAGGCGTTTGGCACAGTTAGGAAGTCTCGAAAGAGACCCACGCCAGGATCATTTTGGTTTTTCTACAATTGACTTGGCCTCTGCATCCGACTCTGTGTCCTTGGCCTTGTGTAAATGGGCGTTTCCCAGTTGGTTTTTGGGGCCGCTCATGATGACAAGATCGAGGGTGTCGCGATATAAAGGTCGTGACATTGAACTACATATGTTGTCGACGATGGGTAACGGTTATACTTTTCCGTTACAGACTGCCATCTTCGCTAGTGCGGTTATCGCTGTTTATGAACTAAAGGGTAAGAGATGTTTCAAGCCTTTTGGTTCATTACGCTCTGACAAGAGCGTTCTCCTCGGAAATACGTGGATTCCCGGCTCTCCCTGGTCCGTGCGACGAGGAAACTCGTTCGTCGGGAACTGGGGTGTCTATGGGGACGATATCATATGTCATAACGATTGTTATGGCATGGTTACTCGTCTTCTTGGACTGCTGGGTTTCGAGGTTAACGGCGACAAGTCTTTTAACCAAGGCTTATTCCGCGAGTCCTGTGGAGGTGACTTCTTTAAGGGTCACGATGTGAGGGGTGTTTATATTGAATCCCTTCACTCACAGCAGGATCGTTGTTCCGCAATCAATCGACTTAACCGATGGTCAGCAAGATGGGGGATACCCCTTCCTTTGCTGGTCGGTAGCATCCTTGCTGGCACCCGAAGGCTTTGGGTGCCACGCTGGGAGGCTGTCGAGTGTGGGCTTCATGTTCCCATGTCTGTAGCAGCACCGCGTGTGAAGTGGAGTGCAAGCTTCCAATCACTTCTTTACAAGAAGTGGTCGGCGCGAGTACCCTGCTTACGCGTCGATGCCAATCTGCAGTACGTGTACGAGCCCAAGAGCAAGGGTAGATTCAAACACAAGTCTCGGATCTTCAATCCAGAAGGTCTCGGACTTGCCTTGCTTGGCGGAAGTCTTAGGGCGGACAAGATTAGCATTCGTCGTATTGAGGATGCTACCTCGTTCGTTCTAAAACACGGTGTTGCGCCCCACTGGGATGCGACGCAAATCGGGACGGCTCTAGAATTAGAGCCGTCCGCGTGGCGATGGTGGGATACCATCGTTCTGCAAAACTTGGGTTTAGACGTCCCAAGCTAGCAGGCTTCACCGGGGACTTACGTCCCTAGCCTCG